CTATTGGTACTGCCACCGGCGGTACGCAAAGCATTAACTTTAACCTCGAAGCAATCGAGGCTTTGATGGTTACATTGCAGGCTGACGTTGCTGATGGCATTCGCCCGCCCAACTCTACAACTGGCGGAACTGGCCCTACCGACTTCACCTCGACTAGCTACGGCACGATTGCAACGGCAAGCACTGGCAGGCTAGGATGCACCATCTTCAATTCTGGCCCAGGCAATCTCCACGTTATGCTAGGCACAGCAACAGCAAGCACCTCAGTTTTCACGGCCAGACTAAGTGCTGGAGACTACTACGAAGTTCCATTCAACTACACTGGATTGATCGGCGGTATCTTTGCTACGGCTGGAACTGCTGAAGTGACGCAGTTGAGTTAGGAGTAGGCTATGCCTCTCGTTAAGAATCCTAGCAACATAGATAACTTTCTTTTTTCCACAGGAAGAACAAGAGCGTTTCGAGCTGGCATGGCTGGGTCTTATTTTAAGAATACTGGGGTTGGATCTAGTGCTACTGGCGGAAATACTCTTGGATTTAATTTAAGCATAAACGCTGGGTCTGCTGCTGCCGGAACAGCGAAAGTTGGATATTTCGACCCAACCGCAGCACTAATGACAGCAAGCGCAGGAAAGATTGATTACTCAAAGAGAATAAGATTTTCAATTGGAGGGATGATGTACATTGGTAGCACAAATTCTGTTATCAGAATTGTATTTGGTGGAACTGGAAATTCAACTGACGCACCAGCAGCGGGAGCAAATGGACTAACAATTAAAGGATTTGGTGCTGAATTTGCCCTTCAATCTGGGGTGATACAAGCAAGGTTAATAGGGTTTAATGCTTCATATTTAACTCCGACTTCTTACACAACGCTAACAAACGGATTCGGACTTGCCGCATCTGACAACCGATTCTTTGGTGTTGTAATAGAATCCGATGGTGCTGGAAACATTTATCTTTACGGTGCAGACTCATCTATAAATCCAAACATTAACATTGGGCAATCACCTCTTTTAACTCTTACTGGTGGGCCAACAAACGACACCAGCACAAATCGATTCGGGCCAGAAATTCAATGTTCAAACAATGCGAGCGTAGCACCGACAGCCAGCCCTTCAGCAATTTTACAATCAACCTATTACTTAATAGACGTACAATAATGCCCCTCCTCCTTCTCACCCTCTTGCTCTGCTCCTGCTCGCCTAAGCCAGCGGACAGCAATGTATTACCCCGCTACTCGGACATGGGTGCTGCGGAAGATGCTGGTAATGTCAAATGAAACGGATTTACTCATGGATGCTGCGAACTGGTTTACGATTCTTACTGACGGGCAACGACTACGCTTGTTTCAAAGAGGCGTGGAAGTGCGCGGAGGAAACCAACAACCGCTCCGTCGGCCTAAAATATATCGGCTCAGTCAAGCACCTCTTATCGGTCAACCGCTCGATCCGCAAGATGGTGCAGGACGGGCGGGATCGAGACGAGATTACCGCCGCCTTGGTTCACTTAGCCGTCAGCCTCAAATACTTGGAGAGTCGCAATGAACAACGAGCAGATATCTGATTTGCGGGTCACTTTGGCTAGGTTAGAGGAGCGTCAGATCCAGCTTTTTTCTATGGTTGAAACCTCACTTGCAAACTACGCAGATGTTGCTAATAGATTGAGTGCGCTAGAACACTTGCGGACGAAGGTTCTGGCTGTAGCTGGAGTCGTTGGGCTGGCTTGCTCAATGGCCTATGATGTCCTAAAAAACCGCTTTTCTAACTAGGGAGACAATATACTATGGCTTCATTTTCTGCTGGAACAACCTTTACTGACGGCGTTGCCAATGACGTAACCGCCGCCAAGCTGGCTGCACTGGTTAACGCTGCTACTCCCACTTCCGGCCTTATTCAGGATCGCACGTCTGAGTCAACCATTGCTGCGGACGATACGCTTTTGTTCGGTGACTTTTCTGACTCTAGCAACTTAAAACGCATGACTGTGGCTAATTTTGCTGGCACATTGCCCACAGCCACGATTACCACTCTAAACAGCACGACTGGAACGATTACCACTCTTAACAGCACTACTGGAACGATTCCAACCTTAGTCGCAACAACCCTTGTTACCACAGGCACAGGCACAGCAGCAGCCCCAGCAATCGTTCCCACAGGCGATACCAACACAGGCATCTTCTTCCCCGCCGCTGACACGATTGCGTTTAGCGAGGGCGGAACGGAGGCGATGAGAATTGATTCGAGTGGGAATGTTGGAATTGGGAATACGAGTCCTTCACAACTGCTAACAGTTGGTTCACCCGAAACTCCAGTAATTTCTGGAGCAAAAGTTGGAGTCTATAATGGTGGTTCTTCTGTTATTATTATTCGTGATACAACAAATGATATTGAAACACTAATCGGAACTGTAACTGGAACACTTAATTCAGTTGTAGGATCGGCAACAAACCATGACCTAGAATTTAGGACAAACAACACAGACCGCCTCCGCATTGATTCGAGTGGCAATGTGTTGGTTGGTTGCACGGCAAGCCCAAGTTCCTCTGTTTCTGGTCTTTTACTACGAAATCCGATTAATTCTGCAAGCTCATTTAGTTTGGGAACTTATACTGGCGGGGCAACTGTAATATCTTTTATAAATGGGAATGGAGCAGTAGGAAGCATTTCAGTAAGCGGTTCCGCAACAGCCTATAACACTTCGTCTGATTACAGGTTGAAAACAAATCTAGAACCAATTTCAAATGGGATTGATCGAGTTAAGCAACTTCCTGTTTATCGTTTTAATTGGATTGCGGATCAATCTGGGAATAAGGTTGACGGCTTTGTTGCCCATGAAGCGCAGGCGATTGTTCCAGAATGCGTAACTGGCGAGAAGGACGCTGTTGATGCTGAAGGAAAACCAATCTACCAGGGCATTGACCAATCCAAGATTGTGCCTCTTCTGACTGCGGCTCTTAAAGAAGCCATTGCAAAGATCGAAACCCTCGAAGCCAAAGTTACAGCTTTGGAGGCCGCTTGACCCTAACCGAAATCGCTCAGTACGCAGGCGAGAAGATTGGCAAGACCGATGCCGATACGCTTACCTTCCTGCAAAAGTCAGCTTCGCTAAACTATCGCCGAGTCTGGAATTTTGCTGCTTGGCGGGAGACTGTCACTACCTCCACCTACTCAGTCGGCACGGCCAGCAGGACTGTCTCCCTTGGCTCCAACGTGGAGAATCCTCTTTCGGTAGCTTACAATGATGCTGAAATTCAAGCGATGGATCTGGCTACCATCGTTAGCCAGGACGCTAATTTGCTGGACGAGGACACAACTGGCACACCTGCTTTCTACTATTTCAAGGGGCGTAACACCAGCGGAACTGCCGAGCTAGACCTCTACCCCAAACTAGACACCACCAGCACCAACACGCTCTTAGTAGTGCAAAAGCTCCAGTGCCTAACCCGCACCAACCTAGTCGTAGATTTTCCTCCCTCTGCCAACGCCATTGCCGACGAACTACGCTTACCTCATGTCAGTCACGTTGTCTTAGCCTTGACCCACGCTGATGCCTTGGAGCGGGAACGGCAGTACGGCAAGGCGCAAGTTGTCACGCAGGCAGCTAACGCCGATTTGGCGGCGATGGCCAATTACGAGTTGTCCCAAGTTGGCGGGATGAAGCAGATTACCCCAGTCGGCTTGGGTGATTTAGGTATCGAAGAGATCATTTAGTCTCACGGCTATGGCATACTACATCGACAACACCGATGATGTCTTGGTCATAGCGGGATCAAGCTCGTTTGAGGGTGGGCAAGTTTCTGGCATTGTTCCTTACCTAATCCAAAACAACCAAGCCAGCGAGTTGTTTAACATGACGATTAGCCCCAGCGGCACACTGCAAACCCGCATGGGCATTGAGACTGTTTCGACTACATTCTCCACCGGCTCATCCATACAGGGGTTGCACTATTTTGACACGCCTACCATCGAAGAGATTGTACTGGCTAGTGACGGCAAGATATTCAGAACGACTAGCGCAACCACCTTGGCGACCACAGGCGGCACAGTTAGTAGCGGGGCGGTGGATGTAAACTTTTCCCAGTTTAACAACAAACTCTTCTACACCGATGGCGCAAGTTTCTTGCAGTTTACCGATGGCACAAGCTCGTTTCGGCAAGGTACAAGCGTGCTTTCGATTACAGTCACTAACGATGGATCGGGCTATACCTCCATCCCCACTGTTACAGTTGGCGCGCCTAACTTAGCCTACGGCACTACGACTACCGCCACGGCAACTGTAGTGTCAAATAAAGTTTCTGCCATTACCGTTACTGTTGCTGGATCTGGCTATACATCCGCACCGACAGTCACCATCTCCGGCGGCGGTGGTAGCGGTGCTACGGCTACTGCCAGCGTGTCTGCCTTGGCTCCGACCGCCCTAAAGCTGATCCGACAATTCACCAACCGCTTGTTTGCTGTCGGCACTGGCACGGATCGCAATACTCTTTACGCCTCAGATTTACTTGACCCCGAAGTATGGAAAACGACTAACTCAATTGTGGTGGGTGGCGATGACGGGCAAGATATTGTTGCCATCCAACCGTTCTTTGATTACGAGCTACTGGTGTTTAAGCCTAGCAAGATTTACTTGGTCACAGTTGATCCTACTGCTTCTACCGCTGCGGGCTGGACAGTGCGGCTTATCAACGACCGCATAGGCTGTATTGCTGGCAGATCGGTCAGCTTTGCGGGTAAGGATGTTTATTTCTTGGCCGAGGACGGCATCCGCTCGGTGCAACGCTCTTTGTCAGACGATTACTTTATTGTCGGCGTACCAATTTCCGAGGCGATTAAAGATGTAATCGCTAGGATCAACAAGAATTTCTATTCCAAATGCTTGGGGCAGTTTCACAATAATCGGTACTACTTGAGCGTGCCGCTGGATTCCGCCACGACTAACAGTCATACCATTGTCTACAACTTGCTCTTTAACGCCTTTGAGGGCTTCTGGAACATTGGTGCGTCGGCCATGTACCAAACCAACTTCTCGGCTGGCTACACCGTTACTGGACCTAAGCTGGCCATTGGCACGCCCACGGGCAAGTTAGGGCATAGCTTTGATTACCTAGACCCCGATACCGAGGCGGACGGCGACACGCAGTTTAAGGACTTTGGCACAACTGGCACTTACAGCAGTTATCTTGTCACTAAAGCGTATGATTTTGATGATCGCATCGCCCAAAAGTACGGCTCGCACTATGAGATAGAGTTTTACTTCTCGTCGTCAACGGGTGCTACGATCTCGATGAAGCGGGAATCAGACTCGCAGTTTGTTACGCTAGGTACGAATGTAAATACAGCCACGCCTGGTGGCTTGACCCTGCCCTTTACCCTGCCCGCAACCCTGTCTGCCCAAACCACCAATATGCGAGCCGACAGCCTGCGCTCGTACCAGAAGTGGCGCAATATGCGGATTAAAGTGGAATCTCCGTCAAAGAAACTAGCGATTCGCTCCGTCATCCTTGCGGCTAACCCCGACACCATCCAAGTGCAAAAGAATATATGACCGCCATAGAGTACATTGAGGAGAGTGGCGTGCCGGAGTCTATGTGGCCTAACCTGGCTGAGTGGTTTGGATGGTTCGAGAATCAGGGCATGGTCGGGATTGTCAGGGATGAGGAAGGTATAGCTGGGGTGGCTTTGGCTAGGTGCGTCAAGGATGGGCAAAAGGCTGATCATTATGTTCATAGCGAAGATGGTGAGAATGTCTTTGTTGACTTGACGATCTCCTCAAAGGGTGCTAAATCCTTAAAGTGCTTGCTGTTGCTCCTTTGGGAGCGTTTCGGTCCTCGCAAGCGGATCACCTTTAATCGTTCTGGCAAACCAAGGAGTTATAACTACATGAAATTTATGCGAAAGGCTTTACTCTAATGGGTGGCGGTCCTTCTATTCCTGCACCTCCACCGCCTCCGAACCC